ACGGGGGGCGTTTTCTTGTTCCCGAAACGGGAGGCATGTTATGGCCGGTCGTGGTCCTGCACCTAAAGATCCTGCACGTCGAGCGCGCACGAATAAGGATGCTCTGGCTCTCCGTGTGGTTGAGATTGTTGCGGCTGAGAAGCCGGATCTTCCGGAGTTCGATGTTGAGGTGAAGGTCGATGGCGACCTTGTCATGGTTCCTTTCGAGTGGCCGGCGACGACTCGCGATTGGTGGGCGATGCTCGAGGCGCACCCGTTGAAGGGTGAGTTCACCGAGCTTGACTGGTCGTATCTGTTGGATACGGCCCGGTTGCATGCGTCGTTCTGGCGGGGTAACACGTCGATCGCGTCGGAGTTGCGTCTGCGTGAGGCGAAGTACGGGTTCACGCCGGAGGATCGTGCACGGCTGCGGATTCAGTTTGCTCAGGCGGCTGAGGCTGAGGTTGATGCGACTCGGAAGGTGGAGTCGGCCCGCGATCGTATGCGGAACATCCGGCCTGCCTGATGCCTTGGGTTCCCTTGTCGGATGATGATTTCCCGACGCTTGGGTGGCTTGTTGCGGATCAGATGACGGAATATCTGGGTCGACCGGATGCTGGTGATGATGACCAGGATGCTGCGTTTGTTCCTACGGTGGAGCAGCAGGAGATTCTGAACGAGTTGTACCGGCTCGACCCTCTGACTGGGCGCCGGGTGAAGCATCGTGCGGTGATTCAGCGGCCGAGAGGCTGGGGCAAGAGCCCGTTCGTCGGCGGCATCATGATTGCTGAGGCGCTTTTCGATGTTGTGCCTGATGGGTGGGACTCTGAGGGTCAGCCTGTGGCGCGGCCGTGGTCGTCGATTCGTACCCCGTATGTCGCTGTCGCTGCTGTCACCGAGGAACAGACCCGCAACACGTGGGGGCCTCTGCTCGAGATGCTTCGCAATGGTTCCGCGGTTGATGAGTTCGATGTTGACCCGATGGATTCGTTTGTGGCGTTGCGCCGCGGTCGGATCGTGCCGATTACGGCTTCCCCGACGTCGATCAAGGGCTTCAAGGCTGTGGCCGCGTCTTTGGACCAGACGGAGACGTGGGTTCCCGGTAATTCTGGTGTGAAGCTCGCGCAGACTCTCCGAAACAACGCAACGAAACTCGGCGGTGTGACCATTGAGACGCCGAACGCGTTCACTCCTGGTGAGCGGTCGGTTGCTGAGGGTTCCGCGAAGTTCTGGGAGCAGATCAAGTCGAAGAAGTTCAAGAACCTCGAGGATGTTCAGAGCCTCTTCTACACGCACAGGGAAGCGCCGGCCACCACGGATGTAGGTGACCGGGATTCGCTCGTCAGCGGCCTCCGTGTGGCTTATGGTGATGCCGCCGCGGGTGGGTGTGCACTGCATGACCCGCCGTGCATGGATGGCTGGGTGGATCTGCACCGTGTCGCGGAGGATTTCTTCGACACGTCGAACGATCCGCAGGTGATGCGGGCTGACTTCTTGAACCAGATCACTCACGCGTCTGACTCGTATGTCTCGCAGCCTGATATGCGGGCGATCGTCGACACGGAGAAGGTTATCGGGCGTTCTGAGCCGGTGACGCTCGGTTTCGATGGTTCTGAGGGTCGCAAGCAGGGCATCGCTGATGCGACGGTTCTTGTCGGGTATTCGGTTGAGCAGAAGCACCTGTTTGAGATTGGGTGTTGGGAACAGCCGAAGAACTGGGATATCGAGTCGAGGGGGCCGTGGCAACCGCCCGCTCTCGAGGTTGATGCTGCGGTTGATAAGGCGTTCCAGGATCACAATGTGGTCGGTTTCTTCGCGGACCCGTCTGCGGGGTGGGCGTCGAACGTGGCGTCGTGGGAAGCGAAGTACCACCGTCGCCTGAAGGCGAAGATCACGTCCGAGCAACCGATCCGGTACCGGCAGAAGGATCTCACGCGCACTTGCGAGGGGTTCGAGGCGCTGCGGCAGGCGATCGTGCAGAACGACGTGACGATTGACGGTTCCCCGTCGATGCTCGCTCACTTTCTCAACGGGCGGCGTGACCCGCGGCGTGCGGGATTCATTGTGAAGAAGCCTGACGACGATCAGGACTACGCGAAGGTCGACCTCGTTTGGGGGTCGATGTTCGCGTTCATAGCCGGTCTCGAAGCTATTGGCAAGGGTGTGCTGCTCAGTCGAAGGACTACGGCGCGACGAATCTACTAGGGGGTGTTGATGCCTGTTACGGCTGATGAATGGCTCCCGATTCTCACTAAGCGGCTCGACGACCGCGCGCCACGGGTGCGGGGTCTTCGGGCGTACGTCAATGGGAATGCTCCCTTGCCTGAGATGGGTAAAAACACCCGAGAGGCGTGGCAGCGGTTCCAGAAGAAGGCTCGCACCAACTGGGGCGAACTGGTCGTCGAGGCTCTTGCTGAGCGGTGCGTTTTCTCCGGCGTCACCGTTGGCGAGGAGCTGAACGAGGATGCCGCGGCACGAGAGATTGTGCGACGGAACCGGCTGGTTCTCCAGATCGGTGACCTTGCCCGGGAGATGTTCACAACCTCGATCGGGTACATGATCGTTGGGCGGGATGCCTCCGGTAAGGCGGTCATCACTGCGGAGTCCCCGGACTATGTGTACGCGGCGGTTGACCCGCTGGTTCCGTGGCAGGCGCGCGCAGCGGTGAAGGTGTGGCGCGACGTCGACCAGGGCTGGGACTTCGCCTACGTGTGGGTGCCCGGCAATCGGGCGAAGTATGCGCGTCCGATTGCCGATTCTGACGGTCGTCCGATGACTCAGGCGTCTGGCGGGTGGAAGAAGCTCACCGAGGAGGCGTATACGGGCAGTGTGCCGGTGTACGTGTTTGAGAACCACGGCGGTACGGGCGAGTTTGAGACTCACACGGATCTCCTGGACCGGATCAACACGGGCCTGTTGCAGAGGCTTGTGACGGTCGCGATGCAGGCGTTCAAACAGCGGTGGGTGAAGGGTGGTCTCCCGCAGCAGGACGCTAACGGCAACGACGTCGACTACGCGAAGATGTTCGAGCCGGCGCCTGGCGCGATGTGGGATCTCCCCGAGGGTATCGACATTGGGGAGTCGCAGGACGCGGCACAGGGCATCCTGGCGATGCTGGCGGCATCCAAGGATGACATTCGCGACTTTGCTGCGGCGACTCGTACGCCGATCAGCACGCTTCTACCGGATGCGTCGAACCAGTCGGCTGAGGGCGCGGCGTTTGCGCGTGAGGGTCTGGTGTTCAAGGCGAGGGATCGCATCGAGCGGTTGAAGGTTGGGCTCAATGAGGTCATCGGTGCCGCTCTGCGTGTAGAGACGCCCGGGTTCGACGACACCGTTGAGGTTTCGTTCGCTCCCGCAGAGAACGTGTCTCAGACGGAGAAGACAGCCGCGGCGGTGTCTGCGAAGGCCGCTGACGTTCCCTGGCGTACACGCATGACGGAGATCATGGGCTACTCCGCGGACACAGTGGACCGGATGGAGCTCGAGCTCGCGCAGGAAGCGTTGATCGGGGGCCTGAATGGATCGGCGGACAGCAACGCAGGTGGTGGCGGCGCAGCGGTCGTACGACCGGCTGACGGCGCAGGCCAGAACCCGAACCCTAACCCAGCTCAGACAGGCGTGGCTTAGCCTCGGCGCCTACCGTGATGCGGACATCGAGAAGTGGCTAAACCGTGTGGTCCCGCTGGTTATGGCGGGCGAGTGGACGATCGCTCAGTTGACGGCGGCGTATCTCGCAAGGGTGGTCGGTCTCGCGAACGGCGAACGGATCACCGCAGAGCCGGTGAAGCGCGCCGACGTGACGGGTGAACGTCTCCGCGGGGTTGACCCGACAGAGGTGTATCGCCGGCCCGCGGTGACTCTGTACTCGTCGCTCGCGGCTGGGTTGTCGTTCCGCGAGTCGGTGAACCGTGGCCTCACGAGGGCGCTGGACATCGCACAGATTGACATGCAGTTGGCCCGCACTCACACGGTTGCGGGGTCAACGCGGATCTCAAGTTACCGACGCACACTGTCGGGACTGGAGAACTGTGAGCTGTGTTCGATCGCATCAACGCACCGGTATTACCGCGGCGATCTGATGCCTATCCACGGGCGTTGCGACTGCGGAATCATGCCGGTCTTCGCGACCGATCCACACACTGAACCGCTTGACGGGATTGAGGTTCGCCAACACGGCGAGCTTGGTCCCGTACTCACCGTCACTGGCCAGCATTTCACCGGCCCTGACGACCTCTGAACCTCCCACATCCGTGGGACAGCCTCACCGCAACGGTGGGGCTATTTCTATGCCCGAAACGGGGATCTGCAATGCCTGATGACATCGAAACTGTCGTGGATGAGGCACCGGCCGAAACGGTCGACACGCCTACCGAGACAGACGCGCCTGATCTTGCTGCTGAAGCAGAGAAGTGGAAGGCGCTCGCACGGAAGAACGAACAGCGGGCCAAAGAGAACGCGGAAAAAGCGAAACGCTTTGACGAGTTCGAGGAAGCCCAGAAGACCGAGCAGCAGAAGCTGACTGAGCGCGCTGAGCGTGCTGAACAGGCTCTTGTTGCTGCCGAGTCCGCTCGTCTCCGCGCCTCCATCGCAG